CTTTCTTCTATGCAACCTCCTTTAGTTGATTGGCGCGGCGAGTGGTTGAAAGCCGGGTTCGATTCCCGGTCGCCGCATTGCCCTCAAATTCTATATAAAGGATGTGGTATGGCTCACTCCTTCTTGCGATTGACAAGCTATACCGGGGGCAAAAAAGTCATGCGATGACCCGTACCACGTGCATAGCGGTATGGCGAGCATACGGCTCTGCTGAGTATCTCCAACTGGTGGAGAGCCAGGAAACTGGTACATTGTTGGTTCGACTCCAACCGGCGGAATTGCAATGTCAGAACCTAACGGCGATTAGCATTGCAGGGTCACTGTGGCGAAATAGGTAGACGCTTCGTTAGATGTGCTGGCTCCGGTTGGCAATCGTATTGGCTGACTACCAATCGGTAAACATCATGCCGGGTGCAAATCCTGGCCAGTGATATAGGAACACATGGCAGACGTGCTTTATTGATGCTGGGTCCACGAATGTGGGTAGGCATGAAGCCGAGAATTCCTTTGCAGATACGTGTGCTCCTAGTTCTTACCTGTGCTGGCTTGTATGGTCAGTAAAAAACCAATGTCCATCTGGTATGCATTTCAGTTTGAGATGGCCAACTCTTGGCGGTATCTGTGCGAGTAGAACCGTTAGTCGTCACCGGGAAGTACAACCGATGGCGCGTGATGCGAGCAACAGTCTAGGGAAGCCTGCCAATTCTAGACACTGGAAGGTGAAACACAGTGGTGCAACTCCACTGGCTCGCTTAGTCCACCAAACTTTCGAAAGGAAGCGAAGACCGCCTGAACTCGGTCGTGGGCCAAAAAAATCATTGTTTGCGTAAGACGTCTTCGGGCGTCTTTTTGTTTTGTGATGGAGGTGGTTTCATGCCCAAGATGATCCATTCCAAGTACGGCTATGAGCCACCTGAATATGTTAAGGCGGACGCTGAACTAGAGAAATGGCTGAAAAAAGAAAAAGAAAAAGACCGCAACGGCAAATGACTGCGGCCTTTAATTTTGTACAGGAGGTGGGTGATCAATGTGACACCAAAACAACAAATATTTGCAGACGAATATCTTAAAGATACCAATGGGACACGGGCTTACAAGGCTGCCTATCCGCAGGTTAAAAAAGATCAGGTCGCAGCGACAGCCGCTGGGAGGCTGTTGAGAAATGTTGAGGTTTCACAATACATCACCAGGCAACTAGAAAAGATGCACTCAAAGCGTTCTGCGGACGCCCAGGAGGTCATCGAGTATCTCACCTCTGTCATGCGTGGCGAGCAGAAAGAAAAGGTTCTCCGCGGTCAGGGCATGGGGGAGCAAGAAATCACCGACATGGACGTTTCGGCCAAGGATCGGATCAAGGCTGCCGAGTTGATCGGCAAGCGGTACGGGATCTGGACCGATAACGTCAATCTCACCAATCAAGATGTCGTGATCAAGATTGGCGGTGACACCGATGCCGCTGACAATTGAGATACAGGATTGGCACAAAGTCTTCAACCCGATGATTTACCAGCGACTACAAGCCTACGATGATCCCGTTGAGGTCTATTACGGGGGCGCCGCCAGCGGTAAAAGCCATGGTGTCGTGCTCAAGGTGATCGTCAAGGCACTCCAACATTGGCGGGTACCCAGGAAGGTGCTGTGGCTGCGCAAAGTTGGGACTACTGTGCGGGATACCATTTTTGCCGACGTCAAGAGTGCCCTGGACGAGTTAGGGCTGCTTCCCTACTGCAAGATCAACATGAGCAACTTTGAGGTGACGCTCCCAAATGGGGCGTTGTTTTTGTTCAAGGGCACTGATGATCCTGAGAAAGTGAAGTCCATAAAGGGACTCTCCGACGTGGTTATGGAAGAAGCCAGCGACTTCAACCTGGAGGACTACATGCAACTGACACTGCGTCTCCGTGACCCGCTCCAAAAGAAGCGGCAGATGTTTCTGATGTTCAACCCAGTGTCGAAGCTCAATTGGACATACAAGCATTTCTTTGCTGATGGGGACCCACAAGCCACGCTGATCCACTCGACATACAAGGACAATCACTTCTTGGACCAGAGAACGCGGGACAACATCGAAGCCCTGGAACGCAGCAACCCGGCCTATTATCGGATCTATGCCTTGGGCGAGTTCGCAACGCTGGACAAGCTGGTGTTCCCGCATTACGAGACGCGACGGCTCAACAAAGACAGCCAACAGATGAGAGCATTACCCAGCCTGTTTGGTCTCGACTTTGGATATGTCAACGACCCGTCAGCATTTATTCACATCAAGGTCGATGAGGCTCACAAGACGCTGTACTTCATGGAGGAGTATGTGCGGAAAGGATTGCTCAACGACCAAATTGCGCAAGCCGTCAAGAATATGGGCTATGCCAAGGAGACGATCACAGCCGATGCTGCCGAACAGAAGTCAATCGAGGAGATTCGCCGAGACGGGATCACCCGGATCCGGCCAGCAAAGAAAGGACCGGACAGTATTGTGCAAGGGATTTCGTTTATGCAGCAATACAAATTGGTAGTTGATGACCGGTGTGTCAAGCTCATCGAGGAGCTCCAGAACTACACGTATGTCAAGGATCGTAAGACTGGCGAATACAGCAACAAGCCGGTTGACAGTTACAACCACGTCATCGATGCCAGCCGGTATGCACTTGAAGAGATCAACGGCAAGGCCGTTCCAAAGGCCCGGACGCTAAAGAATATCTACTACTAGCAGGGAGGTGATCCACTATCGCATCAACAGTCAATGGCGCCGGGTCAGTGATGGCCAACGGCGTTTTTATTTACCCCAAAGACGAGGAGATCACGCAGAGCGATCTCAAGGACTTCTTGGACTACTACCAAGCCAACCAGCTGACGCAGTACAAACGTAACATGCAGGAATACCTGGGTAACCACCCGATTCTCAACCAGCAGGCCAAAGGGGGCAATCGGCCAGATAATCGGTTGGTGGCGAACCTGGCAGGCTACATCGTGGACACGTTCAATGGTTTCTTCATCGGCAATCCGCCGAAGATTTCGCTGGACAAGGATGCCATCAACAAGCAACTGCAGGACTGGCTGAACATGAACAGTTTTTATGACAAACTCAGTGAAACCAGCAAGCAGGCTGACGTGTATGGCCGAAGCTATCTGCTTGCTTATCAAGACGAAGAGAGCCAGACCCGTGTGGCTGTGTCGTCCCCCGAGAATTCATTCCTCATCTACGACGACACGGTCGCCCGTGAGCCCTATGCATTTGTTCGCTTTGCTTATGACGACGACAACAAACTCAGCGGGACACTGTATCGGCCAACGCAGATCACAGAATTGGGCGAGGACGCCAAGTTCGGCGAGACAAGCCCGAACGTTTATCAGCAGGTACCCGCAGCTGAGTTTATCGACAATGAAGAGCGGACAGGGGTGTTTGACCCAGTCGTGACGCTCATCGATGCGCTGGATAAGGTGCTGAGCCAGAAGGCCAACCAGAACGAATACTTCGACAACGCCTATTTGAAACTCTTGGGCATGCAATTGCCAGAAGACGATGACGGTCATCCTTTGTTGGACCTCAATGGCAACCAGATTATCTATTCGCCGGGTGCAAATGCTGGCCAGGCTACGGCCGAATTTATCAGCAAGCCCGACGGAGACACGATTCAGGAGCACCTTATCGACCGACTGGTGAGCCTGATCTACCAAGTCAGCATGGTCGCCAATCTCAATGATGAGGCGTTCTCTGGTAACAGTTCGGGTGTCGCCCTGGAATACAAGCTGCTGCCGATGCGCAACAAGGCAGTCAACAAGGAACGGAAATTCACCCAGGCGCTCCGCCAGCTGTTTGGCATCGTCTTTGCAGCGGGCACTGTGTTGCCCTCTAGCAGCGCGGACGCCTGGGCCGACTTATCCTTCAAGTTCACCCAAAACATCCCGGAGAATGTCTCAGACGAGGCGACAACAGCTAAGACGCTGCAAGGCATCGTTAGCCAGGAAACACAACTCGGAACACTGTCGTTTGTCGATGATCCCAAGGCTGAGATCAAGCGGATGCAGGATGAGCAGACGGCCCAGGTGCAGAACGCCGTGGTGAACAACCCAGCGGCGACCGATCAGGACCAGCAGAACCAGCAGAATCAGAATGAGGACCAGGAGAACCCAGAAAGAGGTGATTAGCTATGGCCGAATCTCGGCAGATCAACGAGGCATATTGGAAGCAACGTGACGCTGTCGAGAAGAAGTGGATGGAGCAGAATCTCAAAGATGACGCTGCATTCAACAAGGTCATCGAGCGGCACTACCAGACGGCACTGGATGGCATTCAGGCCAAGCTAAACGCTGAGTACGCGCGTTCTGCTGGCAAGGAAGGGCTGACGATGGGCGATGTCGTTGGCAGTGTCTCACGGGATGAAATGGCGGCCTACGAAAAGGAAGCCAAGGAGCTAGTGGCCCAGTCTCGGAAGCTGTTCAAGGCCAAGGGACACGTGGACTACTCGGATTTCACGAAAGAGCAGAATCTCCGCATGAAAATCTACAACGCCACCATGCGGATCAACCGTCTTGAATATCTCAAGAGCCAGATGGGCTTGGAAATGGTCAAGTCAGGCATGGCAATCAGTGCGGATCTGGGCAACAAGCTGGGCGATGACTACATCAACGAGGTCAAGCGGCAAGCCGGAATCCTCTCCGAGTTTCTGCCGGACAACACCAATCTGACCGAGTACAATAACGTCCTCAAGATCGTTATGACGTCCACGAATCAAGGAAATTTCTCCCAGCGGCTCTGGGCCAACCAGGACGCGCTCAAGGCCCGGCTAGACACGGTACTTACCAATTGGCTGGTGCAGGGTATTGGACCGCGGGAAATGGCGAGAGACTTCCGGACATTGATCACTAACGAAGTGCAGAAGGCGACTTACGTCACGGAGCGACTGGCCCGCACGGAATCAGCCCGGGTGCAGTTCAAGGCCCAAATGGATAGTTTCCGTGCCAGTAAGGGTGACTTTCAATACGTTCAATGGCACGCAGAGCCTGGCGCTTGCAAGTTGTGTCAAGGCTACGCCAGCCACACAGAAGTAGATGGTGAGCGAGGGACATGGAGAATCAAGGACGTACCAAGTATTCCCGCCCACCCGAACTGCCGGTGCTCCATATCTGCCTATTATTCACAAGATGAATTGGATAATGCAATTGCTGAATACCGACCCCAGATAGAACAACTGAAGGAAGCAGCAACTGAGAAGACAGACCCGGCATATTGGCTGAATGATGACATGCGCGCTGTATTGCCTGAGGAAGACCAAAAGGAAATTGCACAGCGGCTCGCCGCAGCACCCGAAAACATGCAGCAACTGTACAAACAGTTTGCCCCACAACTCAAGTTTGAATCCATGGACATGAAGACCCCTGATGGACCAGGTACGATAGTCCACTACAGCCCTAAAAGCCACGGTGTGGTCATGAACCATGATGCCATGGTGGGCAAAAATTACAACCACTATGATCTGTACTTCCACGAGTTTGGCCATGCAATTGATAACATTAGCGCCGGTGGCGGCGGCATGGACTACGTGAGCAGCTACGACAAATATGGTATGCGGGCGGCACTGGACAAGGATTACCACACTTGGCTGGACCCGCAAGTAACCGATATGAAGAAGTACGTTGCTGACCGGGCGTCCCACTTCCCCGAATTTGAGGACGTGATGAAGTCTGGCGGCAATGGTTACGTCCACTATCCGGTGGCCAATGAGAACTGGCAACTGAAGGTTGAACATGGTAAATTTGTCATGGATGATAAGGACATCCAGCACACCGTTATCCCGGAAATTGGCAGCAAGGTAGGCTGGGACGTGGGCAGCAAAGCCAGTGAAGACCCGGCCGTTGCCAATCGCTGGGCTGACGTGAGCGACATGCTTTCTGGTGCCTCTAGAAAAGCCATTGAGCCGCTGGGTGGGCATGACAACAATTACTGGCAATACAGTATCAGCCGGCCTACTGAAGCGTTCGCAGAGATGAGCAGCGCCACCATCAACAATCCGGAGAGTTTGGCACAGATTAAAAAGATGTTCCCCACCGCTTACAGCAAGTACTTGGAAATGGTGGACGATATTGTGAAGGGGGCTAAGTAATGGCCGCAACAGCATTAGATTTCTGGCAAGCACAGCAAAAGTATCTGGCCAAGTTTGGTGAGCGGTTACCATACCCGTATCAGATACACGGCTCATATGACCAGCTTATTGATCTGATTAACGAATGCCTCAAGACGGGCAAGCCATGGCAGGCACCCGCTGGACCACCCAATTACATTTACTAGTAGCGCAGGTCTACCACCCGCGCTATTTTTATACCCTCGACCAAGCCTGATGTCGTTAAAAGCTGCGGGCATCATCCAAAGTCCAAGCCTGAATGACTCAAAAAGCTGCGGAAAGGAAGGTCACCAAAATGGCTGAAGAAACTGATAATACCGAAACCACCGAACCTGAACAGCAAGAAGACACTAAAACACAACCAACGCCGAAGGACACAGAGCAAGCTCCTAAGCCGGATGAAGAGCATGAGGAGTCCGGTGTGAAATACACGGACGCAGATGTGGATCGCATTGTCCAGAAGCGGCTCGCCCGTGCCGAGCAGGATAAGCAGATTGCCGTTGACGAGGCCAAGAAGCTCGCGAAGATGAACGCCGACCAGAAACGCGACTATGAATTGAAGAAGGCTCAAGATGAGCTGGATGCAACCAAGAAACAACTGGCCACATTCGAAATGACGAAGACAGCCCGGCAAATGATCGAGGACTCCGGTTCCGAGGTCACTGAAGATGACCTGCAACATATAGTCACACCCGACGCTGACACGACTAAAGCCAATGTGCAATGGTTGCTGGCCCACGATAAGGCCACTGCTGAACGGGTGCGTAAAGAATATTTGAAAGGGTCCACGCCCAAGTCGAGTGGCTCGCCAATTCACCCAGTGACACAAGAGGAATTCAACCAAATGACTTACGCTGAACGGGCAGAATTGGCAACAAAGGACCCAACAACGTTTAGCAAATTAACAGGAGGTAATTAACTATGGCAGATACAGCACCCACTAAATTGGCCGATCTGGTCAACCCAGAAGTATTAGCACCGATTATCAATTACGAACTGAAGAAGGCATTACGGTTTACGCCGTTAGCGCAAGTTGATAACACCTTGAACGGTCAACCGGGCGATACGCTGAAGTTTCCGGCTTACACCTATATCGGCGATGCAGAAGACGTGCCGGAAGGCGAGCCCATTCCGTTGGACAAGATCGGTACGACTTCCAAGCAGGTTACCGTGAAGAAAGCGGGCAAGGGTTCCTCCATCACTGATGAAGCCGTTCTTTCTGGCTATGGCGATCCCCGTGGTGAAACCACGCGGCAACTGGGCTTATCCATCGCCAACAAGGTTGATGACGATCTGTTGGCTGCTGCCCAGACTGGGACACAGCATGTGGACTTTGCCGCAACTGTGGACGGTGTGCAGACCGCGTTGAACTTATTTAACGACGAAGACCCTGCAACCATTGTAGCCATCATGAACCCTGGGGACGCTGCTAAGTTGATGGCTGACGCCCGCAAGCAGTCTGTTGGCTCTGAAGTGGCCGCCAATACCCTCATTAATGGCACCTATTTGGATGTGCTTGGTGTGCAGGTGATTCGGAGCAAAAAGCTGGAACCTGGCAATGCTCTCTACATCAAGCAAGGCGCATTGAAGCTGGTCACCAAACGTGGCGTACAGGTCGAAACTGATCGGGACATCATTAAGAAGCTGACCATCATCACTG